TCCGCGCTGGTTCTCGGAAATCAGCACGATCCACGACACAAAGGCGCTCACGGCTGAACAGCTTGACGAGAGCCTGAAGGAGTACATCGCGCTCTTTGGTGAGGACATTGGGCGTGCGCAGTTCGAGCAGGAATATCTCTGCTCCTTCAACGCGGCGATCCTTGGCGCCTTCTACGCCCGCGAAATGCTCGCTGTCCGCACGGAAGAGCGCATAGCCGAGATCGAGCCTATCGAGGGGCGGCCGGTTCACACGGCTTGGGACATTGGCGTGAAGGACGACACCTCCATCTGGTGGTTCCAGGTGGTCGGCACGCAGGTCTTTATCGTGGACTGCTACTCAGCCTCGGGGGTTGGTGTCGAGCACTACGCCGAGATTTGCCACGCCAAGCCGTGGAAGCGCGGTGTGGACTTCGTTCCGCACGATGCCAAGGTGAAAGAATGGGGAACGGGCCGTACACGCGTTGAGGTAATGCGCGAGCTAGGATTGAATCCGCAGCTTGTGCCGATGGCATCCAAGATGGACGGCATTCAGGCGGTGCGAACGACGCTTCCACGCTGTGTCTTCCACCCGCGCTGTGAGGATCAGGGCATCGCGGCCTTGGAGCAGTACCGGCGTGAGTGGGACGACGACAAGAAGACGTTCCGCGCCAACGAGGTCCACGATTGGTCGAGCCATCTGTCTGATGCCTTCCGCTATCTGGCGATGAGCTGGCGCAACATTCCGGACGCGCCCGAGAAGCCCAAACAGGTTCAGCCGAAAGGCACGGTCTATCTGCCCGGCGCTCCGGCGCCGCAGAGCCGCACCCGCATCAGGATTTGACGCATGGATCAACCCGACAGCACGGCCGAGGAGACGGAAACGTTTTCTCGGGACGCGAAGCCGTGGAATGATCTCATCACCCATGCCGAGAAGTCGTTCCGCACGTACCAGGACAAAGCGGATTCGATCGACAAGCTCTATGCCGACCTGGAGCGGCTGGCTAACGGGGCTGCGGAGCGCGAGTTTCAGATCTTCTGGGCGAACCTCGAAGTCCTGAAGCCCACGATCTATTCGCGGCCTCCGGTTCCGGTTGTGGTGCCGGCGTTCAAGGATCGCCGCCCGCTGCCGCGCCGTTCCTCCGAGGTTCTGGAGCGCTCGCTTGTCTCGTCTTTCCGTGTGGAGGACGTGCACGAGACAATGAAGCTGGTCCGCGATGATCTCGCGACCAATGCTCGGGGCGTGGCCTGGGTGCGCTACGAGGCGCATCCGAGCGATGATGGCCAGACCCTCAACGAGCGCGTCTGCTACGAGCATGTGGACCGCAAGGACTTCCTGCACACCATTGCCCGCAACTGGAAAGAGGTCGATTGGGTTGCCCGCCGTGTCTGGCTGACCCGCAAGGAGGGCCTGAACCGCTTCGAGGAAGCCTCGGGCAAGCTGTGGCTCTCGGCTGAGTTCAAGGCGCGCGAGCAGGACGGACAGGAGTGCGACGAAGGCGAGAAGAAAGCCCCGGTCTGGGAGCTGTGGCACAAGGGCAAGAACTGCGTCGTCTGGGTATCGCCTGGACTGGACGAGGTTCTGGACATCTCCGAGCCGTTCCTGACGCTGGAAGGCTTCTTTCCGTGTCCGCGCCCGGCTTATTCGACGGTGCAGCGGGGAACGCTCAAGCCCGTTCCCGACATGCTCTATTACAAGGATCAGATCGAAGAGGTGAACGAGCTGACGGCTCGCATTTCCGCTCTGTCCGAAAGCCTGCGGCTGAGGGGCTTTTATCCCGGTGGATTGGGTGAAGCTGCCGACGCCATCGAGCAGGCCATTCGCTCGACCGACAACAATGCAATTCTGATCCCGATTTCCTCGTTTGCGGCGTTCGGCAATTCGAGCCCGAAGGATTCGATTGTCTGGCTGCCGGTGCGTGAGGTTGCCGAGGTCATCACCGGCCTGATTACCCTTCGCAAGCAAGTGATCGAGGACATCTACCAGATCACGGGCTTGTCCGACATCATGCGTGGCTCGACCGAGGCCAGCGAGACGGCGACGGCGCAGCAGTTGAAGAGCCAGTACGGCTCGGTTCGCATCCGGGAAAAGCAGGAGGAACTGGTTCGCATCGCGCGTGACCTTGCCCAGATCGCTGGCGAGATCATGGCCGAGAACTTCTCCCCCGAGACGCTTCTGGCGATGAGCCAGGTGGACGATCTTCCGTCCGAAGAGACAATCCAGCAGCAACTCGGGGCAATTCAGGCGCAGGTCCGGCAGATCGCCGCCAATCCGGTTGCGAGAGAGCAGGCGCAGCAGAACCCCGAACAGGCCCAGCAGATCAAGAAACAGGTTGAGGCCAAGGTTCAGGAGCTTGAAAGCACCGTCACCGTTGAAAAGGTGATGGGCCTTCTTCGTGAGCAGCGCCTGCGCCCGTTCATCCTCGACATCGAGACGGATTCCACCATCCAGCCGGACGAGGACGCGGAGAAGAAAGCGCGCACCGAGTTTGTCACGGCTCTTGCCGGGCTTCTCGGGCAGATCGCCCCGTTTGTCGATCAGCATCCCGACGCTGCCCCGTTTGCCGGCGAGGTCATCAAGTTTGCCACGGCTCCGTACCGTGCCGGCCGTGAGCTTGAGAGCACGATTGACGCCTTCATTGAGAAGATGACGGAGCGCGCCTCTCAGCCCAAGCCGCCAAGCCCGGAAGAGATCAAAGCGCAGGCTGACGCGAAGAAGTCGGAAGCCGAGGCACAGGCCAAACAGGTTGAGACGCAGGCCCGTGTTGCCGAGATCAAGCTGAAGGCGCAGGCCGCAGCCGCGCAGCATGAGATCGACCAGCAGAAGGGCGTTCTGGAAATCCAGCGCCTGCAGGCTGAGATCGCCAAGATACACGCCACGCCGGTTGAGGGTCAGAAGCCCCCGAGCGAGAGCATTGCCTTCAAGGACTTGCCGCCTGAGGGGCAGGTGCAGATGGCCGCGCAGGCAGGCATTGCGATCAGCCCCGATCAGGTCGTGGAGCATGAAGAGGCGATGAAGCCCGAGCCTCCGCAGGGAAGCAGCAATGCGTGAGCGTTACTGCAAGGTCTGCGGTGGCTGGCACAAGCTGGACGAGTGGCCACACAACTGCATGCCCGAGCGCATCTGGACCCGCTCTGACCTTGGCGCGCCGATGGTCATTTCGGACACGATGGACCCCGTTCAGAGCCAACTCGACGGACGGCTTTACGACAGCAAATCGAAGCTTCGCGCCACCTACAAGGCGGCGGGAGTCGTTGAGGTCGGCAATGACGTGAAGACCACGCCAAAGCCGATAGAGCGGCCCAAGAAGCAGGAAATCCGCGCCAGCGTCGAGCGCGCATTCAGCCAGGCTGGTTTCGGCGCTTAATTCGCATCCTCTCAGACAGGACAAGACATGTCGGATATTGACGGAGCCGCCCCTGCGGCAGCCGAAGGCACCTCTGCGCCTGACGTTGAAGTGAACACCCCGGCCGAGGTCGAGGTCACACCGCGCGGTTCGATTGATCGCGCGTTTGCGGCCCTCGATGCACAGGAGAGCGGTGAGCCCGAGGCGAAGGTAGAGCAGCCGAAGCAGGAACCCACCGAAGAGCAGCCTAAGAGCGGCCCGGATCGCGGCCCTGATGGCAAGTTCAAGGCCAAGGACGCCGATCCCTCTACCGAGCCTGCCAAGGAAGCGCAGCCAGAGGGCGAACAGAAGCCCGAAGCCGAAAAGACCGGCATCACCGAGCCGCCCGCTCGCTTCTCGGCCGATGCAAAGGCCGCGTGGAAGGACGTTCCCGACTCAGTGAAGGGCGAGGTCAGCCGCGCCATTCGCGAGCTGGAAACCGGCTTTCAGAAATACCGCGAGGGCGCCAGCGAATATGAATCGGTGCGCGACTTTGCCGAGATGGCGAAGCGCGGCGGCACTGACCTGAAGACCGCTCTCACGGCCTATACCGGCATCGAGAATGCGTGGCGCAACGACCCGGCTCAGGGTTTTGTCGCGGTCTGCCAGAACATGGGCGTCAACCCGGTCCAGCAGGCGCAGGACATCCTCGCCCGCATATCCGGCCAGCCCGTTGAGCACGGTTCGTCTCCCGCCGAGGCCCAGCTTCGCATGGAGAACCAGGCGCTGCAGGCTCGCCTCGATGCGCTTGAGGGCGGGTTCAACGAAATCCGCACCCAGCCTGTCATTCAGCAGATGCAGGAATTCACGGCCAAGGAGCCGTTCTTCCAGATGCTCGTCAATTCGGGCGACATCGAGGGAGAAATCATCCGCATCAAGGGTGAGGGCCGTACTCCCACGCTGGAAGAGGCGTTCGACG